GGTTCAGGTGGTGGTGTTGGCTCAAATACAGGTGGCACTGCTCAAGGGGCAACCAGAGGCGGCATCGGTGGAAATATTAAAGGTGGAAGACGAATCAATCCACGAGACCTTTACAGAGACTTAAGGTAGGAGACAGAATATGTGTAACGCATTAATGGCACTTGACCCAGTTATGGGATTGTACCAAAAGAGAAAAGACAAGAAGAAGAAGCGGAAGGCTGACAAAGCTAAAGCTGCTGCAGAAGCTGCTAACGCTACACCAGTCGCTGGAACTCCTCCAAAGGGCAGTTCATCAGCACCAACTTCATCTATTCAATAGAGGTTTATTATGGAAGGTCGCAAGAAGTATGTAACCAGACACAATGCACTAAAGGAGGAGCGTTCATCGTTCATTCCTTATTGGCGGCAATTGTCTGATGTGATTCTTGGGCATAAAGGTAGACACCTGTCCACTGATAAGTCTGGCAAGATACAACGAAACAATAAGGTGTTGAACAATACTGCAAGGCTGGCATCGAGGACACTGGCATCAGGAATGATGTCTGGCATCACATCTCCAGCGAGACCGTGGTTCAGGCTTGCACCACCTGATTCAGATATGCTTGATTCAGCACCAGTGAGAGAGTGGCTGCATAATGTTGAGAAGCTCATGCGTGAAGTCTTCTCCAAGTCTAATGTCTATAACTCACTGCACACAATGTACGGTGAGCTTGGTGTGTTTGGTGTTTCTCCAATGGGCATCTTCCCCGACTTCAAGAATGTTATTCACTGTCAACCTTACACGATAGGAAGTTATTGTCTGGGTACTGATAGTAAGAACTCAGTGAATGCCTTCTATTATGAGTTCAGCAAGACTGTTGCTCAACTGGTTGATGAGTATGGTGAGGACAAGGTATCTGAGCGAACTCGCAACCTCTGGAGAAATGGCGGTAGTGAGAAGATGATTACCTGTCTTTATCTTGTTGAGCCAAACGATAATAGAGATGCAGGCAAGCCGCTGATTAATGTGAATATGCCATACCGAGTTATCGAGATGGAGAAAGATGCACATGACAACGATGGCTTCTTGAAGGAGTCTGGCAGCATTGAGTTTCCAATACTTGCGCCACGGTGGGAAGTTGTTGGTCAGGATGCGTATGCAACTGCCTGTCCTGCAATGGATGCTCTTGGTGATGTGAAGGTATTGCAGCTACAGGAAAAGAGAAAGGGTCAGGCAATTGATAAGGTGGTGAACCCACCACTGCAGGCACCAATCTCAATGAATAACTTGATTGATGGCGGTGGATTCCAAGCAGGTGAGATATCATTTGTTAATGACCTTAGTAATGGTGGTATCCGTTCAGTCTATGATATGAGACCTGACATCAATGCACTGGCTCAGGATATTCAGAACAATGAATTTAGAGTTAAGCGAGCATTCTATGAGGATTTATTCCTGATGCTTGCTAACTCAGATAGACGACAGATTACAGCAAGAGAAGTTGAGGAGAAGCACGAGGAGAAGCTACTGATGTTAGGTGGTGTACTCGAACGTCTTCATAACGAACTTCTTGACCCACTGATTGACAGAACGTTCGCCATTATGCAGCGAGCTGATATGTTGCCAGAGCCACCTCCTGAGTTAAGGGATAGTGAGCTAAGGGTTGAATACATCTCTGTTCTTGCACAAGCTCAGAGGATGACTGCCATAGGTGGTATCGACAGGCTAACAGGCTTTGTTGGTCAATTGGCTCAGGTCTTCCCTGAAGCACGACATAAGATTAATGCTGAACAGGCTGTTGATGAATATGCTCAGGCTCTTGGAGTTAGTCCAAAGATGATTCGTGACGATGAAGAGGTTGATGAAATCAATGAAGCTGAAGCAGCTCAGGCTGAACGTCAACAACAAATGGCTATGGTTCCCGATATGGCGAAAGCTGCTAAGGATGCCAGTGAAGTTGCTGTCGGTGAAGAGAGTATGATTAATAAACTGGCAGGTGTTCAGTGACCGAGAGTAAGCAAACAAAAGCATACAGAGAATTGTTAGCAGACATGAAAGATGTCATGACTACAACTCAGGGCAGGAATGTTCTGAACTACTTCATAACTCAGGGTGGTGTTGGAGTAGGCTCCTTCAAGGGAGCAACAAACGAAACAATGGTTAACATTGGAATGCAGAATCTGGGTTTACAGATAGATGCGTTGGCGCAGGCTGCAAGTTCGAGTCTGAATAATAAAATGTATATGGAGAGAAGAGATGGCTGAAGAGAATCAGAGTGCAGACGGTGCTGCAGACGATACCACAAGCTTGATGGGTAACAACCCACCAGAAGATAAGGGTAACGAGGACAATAGTAATAACGATACAACACCTGAGCAAGTAGCTAAGGTAGATGAAGAGGGAAATCCTGTTCTTGATGATGATGGCAATCCAGTAATGGTAGATCCAGAACCTGAAGGATACACGGACTTCACTTTTGATGATGGTGTTGAAATCGATGCAGAATTACTTGAGTCAGCATCAGGGACATTTGCCGAATTAGGTTTATCCCAAGAGCAGGCTCAGGGAGTAGTTGAGGTGTACGCAAAGATTCAGGCAGAAGGTGCTGAGAATCTTTCAAGCATGATCAACGGATGGCAAGAAGAGTCGAAGAGCAATAGTGAGTATGGGGGCGAAGCCTTTAACGCAAACATTGCATTAGCTAAATCAGGACTCGAAAAGGTGGGCTTTGAAGGTTTTGATGCGCTGCTTGAGGAAACAGGATTAGGTAATCATCCTGCAGTCATAGGCACGTTGATAAACGTTGGTAAGCTCTTTGCTGAAGATAGCCCGAATCAGGGCAGTGCTAATGCACAACAGAAGAGTCGGGAAGAGATACTTTATCCCAACTCATAACTTTTACTTTTTTAGAGGTATAAAACAATGGCAGGAATAGGAAATACATTCTTTGACCTTATCGATTTATACAAGAGCCAAACTCCCGATGGGCAGATTGCTCCTGTAATTGAACTGTTAAAAGAAATGAATCCAATATTAGACGATGCTCTCGCAGTACAGTGTAATAATGGAACTAAGCACCTGACTACAGTGCGAACGGGTTTACCATCGGTAACTTGGGGTCGTCTGTATGAAGGTATCGCTCAAAGCAAATCAACCAAAGCACAGGTAGAAGATACCACTGGTTTCGTTGAAGGCTTAAGCACAATCGACACTCGACTGTTGAAGTTGGCTGGTAGCAAAGAAGGTGCAGTTCGACTTTCAGAAGCTATGAGTTATCTTGAAGCGATGAGTCAGGAAGTTGCCAATAAGATATTTTATGGTAACACTGCTTCTGACCCTGAACAGTTCATGGGTCTTTCACCTCGCTACAACAGCTTGGCTGCTGCTAATGGTAATCAAATCATTGATGGTTTGGGTGCTGGTGCAGACAACACTTCCATTTGGTTTGTAACTTGGGGCGATAACCAGTCTCACTTGTTATATCCTGAAGGAACTCAGGCTGGTGTACAGCGTGAAGACAAGGGTGAGCAGCGTGTTCTTGATGGTAATAGCAATGCTTATTACGTTAAGGAAGAAATGTTCACTTGGAACGTTGGTATGTCTGTTCGTGATTGGAGATACAACTCTCGAATCGCTAACCTTGACGTAAGTCAAATGGCAGATGACCCAACTGACATGGCTGGCGATGCTTCAAATGTTTCTCTGTACGACCTGATGCGTAAAGCATACTGGAAGTTGCAGGGTCGCAGAGTAGCTGGTGGTCGACAGGCTATCTACTGTAACCGAGATGCTATGGAGGCACTTGATGCTCTTGGCACTAACTCTGGTTCAGATGATAACTTCATCCGACTGAAGCCTATGGAAATCGAGGGTAAGGAAGTATTAACTTACCGTGGAATTCCAATCCGTGAAACTGATGCGCTTCTGAACACTGAAGCTCTCGTAGCGTAAGGAGAAATATAATGATATTTTCATTACAACAATTGTTCTCTGATGCTCAAGCTATTACAGCTACTGCGGCATCTACGAACCACATTGATCTGGGAGCGCAGGGTGTGCCATATGGTGCTAATGCTCAAACTCGTGATCAGGGTAAAGGTAATAAGGTTCCTGTACTGATTCAGGTCGTTGCAGACTTTAATACCCTAACTTCGTTAAACGTTGCTATCCAACAGGATGATGACAATGCTTTCGGCACTGCTGAAGATGTTGTTAGTCAGGATGTTGTGTTGGCTGACTTGGTTGCTGGTAAGCAAATCGCTATGGATGTACTTCCTCGTGATCTTACTAAGCGTTATGTTCGTCTTAACTACACTGTGACAGGGTCAGCCCCGACCACTGGTGCTGTTACTGCTGGCATAACTATGGGTAACCAGACTAACGGTTAATCTTAATCGTTAAACTGTTTGAGGTAGGGAGTTCGCTCCCTATCTCTTCAAGCGGAGAATCACTATGTACGAGTATAAAGTTCTACAAAGAGGCTTCATGCACGATAGGCTCTACAAGCCAACTGAAGTTCTATTGAACAAAACCAAATTCAAGAAGTGTCCTTCATGGTTATTGTTTGTTGGTACCAAGAAACCACAGCGACCAGCAACCAAAAGAAAGCCAGCAGCTAAGAAGAAATCAACAGCTCCTGCTGCAAACAAAATGCAGAAGAAAGTGAAGAACATTAATCAGGTTGACATGAACCCAAAGGATGACCTTGAGGTAATATAATATGGCTAACTCCATTGAGATTGCTAACCTTGCACTGAGTAATATCAGGGCAAGAACTATTCAGACATT